TTAGGTAATGTTCTGACCTTAAAACACTAAAGGATTGTCCTTATTATTTATTTGAGAAGGTACAAACCTGTGTCGACTTTGTAATAAATGTATAGAAGGAAAAGAATCAAACATCTCTGACTCATGCATATGCACTTTACGCAACATATTCTTTACCAATTTACGATGAGTGGGGCACGTAGATGCACTCAATCTATTAAATATCTGCAATGGTGTCTCATCACAATTAGCTACTGCAAACTCATACGCAGATCGCGCTGCTTCGTGAATAATAGGGTTAGTTCCCATAGCATCCCAAGCCAAACCAATAGTCTTTAAAATTAGCCCGGGAATACCCTCTCTATTGGAAACTATACACATTCTTAACATCGGCTCTAATGTTTCTTTATAGGGTACAACAGGTGCTGAACCCTCAAACGGAGATTTAATAAAATAACGCTTAAGAAACCTAGGACCTTTATATCGAAAAACTCCTGTCGCAAGATCTACCTCACTCAAGAGATGATCATACTCTTTATAATCTCGCAACTCCATCTTCCATATACTCAATAAGAAATCAGCTAATCCTCGCACATTAATAATATGTCGCAAGGATAAAGGACAACACCACACATGATCATCTCCATAAATTATTATATAAATAAAACGAGCAATCATACAAGCTCTTATATACGCTTCATGATCAGGATGTTGTAAAATAACATACTCTATATACGAAAAAAAAAGAGCTGCCATAATCCAACTATCTCCATGCGATGTCTCTGGACCACCTGAATACATTACACCAATAATCAATCGCCATAACTCTCCTGGCTGTAATGTAATCTTATTCACCATATGATATTGCAGCAACAAATAAATACGCTTCAAAAAAACTCTCTGATGAGAATTAAACGAATCCCATGCCCAATACCGTGCCCCTGCAGACAAATAGACATACAACATAAAATCAGGTATATGCTTATCTAGAGCTTTGACGTCACCGTCTGCCCAAAATAATAAAGGATTATCATAATGTAAGAGCTTAGCCAGCTGATACCATCCTCCCCACCACCCACTAATCCCAATAGTTATCATCGCACCTCTTTCAAACTTCATTCGCTCTTTATGCAATAATTCCGCTATAAGAGCTAGCGAAACGGCAGGTATATAGAACTCTCGAGCTCTATACATAGACTTATATATCTCCTCAACTGGCTTCATATGAAGCAAGCGAGCTTCCTCTTTTATCTTATTAACATTCAAAGGTTGGTAAACTGGAAGAACCCAGTTCGCCAAATCATAAAAAACCCTATGAACTTCTCTAACACTCGCTTCATACAACAACGCCTTTGTTCCTCCATTACGCATCTTATATTTTATACCTCCTTTAACATACTTAAATCCCTTAGCCTCTATAATCCCTCCTGATGATCCTGTCTTCAACATATTTATTAAGATCTGAAGATTATAGACGAAAGTCATTTTTCCCACATATTTTTCACAATCCAACATATACTCTAAATCTTTAACTGCTGCTGGTAATAACTTCCGAAGAATCTGATAAGATTGTCCTCGCCAGCTAGTTTCTGTAGCGAACTCCTTCATAACCGATACACTCTTTAAGTTCACTAACTCTGGCTGTGCTGTAGTATAATACCACCTCATAATTTTTTTTCCTGCCAAAACTAACGGATCAAACAATATAGACTCTACTCCAATGGACTTCATACACGCTGATGCTAACCCAAACTCTTTTCCGTTTTTATCTTTACTAGGTACTCTATTTTTCATCCTTATACCCAAAGAATCCCACAATACTAAATCTACTATCTTTGCTACGTCCCGTACGAAAGTATCTAACTTCAATGTTGAATCAGTTGGATACGGATTCTTATGTGTAGTCAAAGGCTTTAATGCGATATGAGAAGTCGGTTTATAAAATTCTCTATACCACTCTTGATACAATCTATTAATATCCTTAGGAGCTCTTATCTCTCCTATATACACTACCCCTCCACTTTCATCTCTAATTGTATAATGACTAGCTATGTATGCATATATATAAGCATTACTCTCTTCTAACTGAGAACAAAACGGGGGCACAACTACATCTCCCTTCTTAATCTTTGGATGTAAATCTGCATTAGATATTAAACTAAAACCACACTCCATTCCAACATGATTTGGACATATACATTTTATTTTTTTCATTCTTTTTGTCCCTGCTCTTCTATAAAAGAAATAATTAGTTATAGATCGCCTCGGAAACGAAATTTTATTCAAGTATAATTCAAAGTATTCTAGTAAAAGGTCAGTAGGTATTGCGACAAGTCTCTCTGTGTCTGCAATTTTTTAC